CTATCGATACGAATTGAGTAGTTTTTCTTTCGCTGCTAAGTCTGTAATGCATAAATTAAGGGCTCTTGTGTTTTCATCGGCACGATTAGACTCACGCCCATAGACTTCAAGTGTGCTTCGTAGTTGTCGAGAAAGTTCACTGATCTTTGCTCTCTCAGCTCTGCAGGTATCGGAGTAAGTGGTACCATCAGTTTTTGTTTCCGTGGTACCTGCTTCGAGCTGCACGCTGTCAAAATGATTAAGAACACGCTTAAGCAAATCGTCTGTGCGCATCGTAGCACGTTCTTTTTGTTCATTATATATCACCACCCTATTTTGTTGCTCTTCGTCTGCCTGCTTGCGCCTGTCGATGTTAAACGCTAGGTCTTTCTCATCTTCCTGTTGCCCTGCAATCTGTTTTGTCATTTGCTGGTTATCAGAAAAAATGCCGCTAGTCATAAAACCAGCGGCAAATGAGACAGCCAGCGCAATTAATGCAATGGCTACTTGCTTCATTAGCGAACCCCGTTATGCTCTAAACTAAAGTGATTACCATCAGGGCGGGTTTTAAATCGCCCTCCCCAGCTGCCTCCTAGAGATTCCCAGTATTCGCCAAGCTCTTTGTAATCGTTCGTAGCTGTTAAGTATTTACCATCTTTAAATAGATTGAAATCAACCGCCAAGCGGTGCTTATGTAAACTATTTGAAATGCCAGAGCCGTTAGCTGCATTCAGGTTTGCTTGCGCTTCTGTTCGAAACGCTTCACCAAATGTTAATTGATAACCTTTATCCTGAGCAAAGATAATTAACCTAGCCACCATTCCAGTAAATCTATTTTGTTTATCTACCATAGACATAGGATCACCCCACTTTTTTAATTAACTGCATGACATTGCCACGCTTAGCAAATAGCGCAGCACAAAGAAATAAATTAGGAATTAAGTTTTGAATACCTGCTTGATAGCTAGGATCAAGATAGGAGTAGACTGGTACCGATGCTGAATACCCTAAAAATGTATAAGCCAGCCAACCACCAAGCTTGCTATACCCTTTACCATCTCTCACAAAATAAAGGACACGCAAGAACATAACTAAGCAAACAAAGGCATTAGAGATGAGCATTAATTTATCGTACGTCATGGCCGTTACCTCCTTTCGGAATATCAGCTTTCTTGTACAGTTTGATACTTAGTTTTACAGATAAAAGCGACGCGACGAATGCCCCGAGAGCGTCAAGGCTATCAATGTTATATGCGTCAGGTTTAACACCGATCAACCCTGTCATTGAAACGAAGATGGTAGCGAAAGGACTAAAGAATAGTAAGCCAGCCCCAAGGCTGAGAATTGCAAATACTGAACGGATAGCGAAAGAGAATTCTGTAGCTGCTGTAGTAAAGTAAATAGCGCCAAGAATAGCCCCCATAACAACCTCAGGGGGCAATCCTGAAAAGTAACCTAGAAAGGATGCAAGGCTAAGGCCTGTAACCGCTGTGGCATTTTCATTCATGTGTAGCACCATGGTTGAGAAATAACAATGATACTACAGCATAAAAGGATAAACAAAAAACCATATCGGGATTAAATATTAGCTTACTGCTTATAGGGCTAGCGTTTAGTTCCTCGACTTGTAATTATCAAATACAACACATATACAAAAATGGATATTTTTTTATTTATCAATATAATTTATCTAAAATTACACAGTTTAATTGAGATGGTGATTATGTCAGGTAAAACAGAAAAACCGTTAGAATATATTAAGAGTGATTTGGGTCGTTACATAGGCCAAGAAAATACCAACTTTAAAAATATAATAAAATTTTACATTAGAAGCATAAGCTTTCGTTTTTCTTTTTGGCTTAGATTATGTCAATCAAAAAATAAAATAATAAAAGTTATCGCAATACTTAATCATCGCAGGTTGTCTAGAAAGCACATGCTTGATATTCCTAGGAATACAAAAATAGGATATGGTTTATATCTAGGTCACGGTGGCTCTATAGTTGTAAACCCGACTACCGTTATAGGTGATAATGTTAACCTAAGCCAGTTCACAACTATTGGATCTAATTACGGAAAAGCTGCGACAATAGGTAATAATGTATACATAGGTCCTAGTGTGTGCATTGTAGAAGATGTTGTTATTGGCAGTGAGTCAAAAATAGGTGCTGGTTCAGTAGTAACTAAAGATGTGGACTCAAACTCTGTATATGTAGGCGTCCCTGCAAAAAAAGTTAAAGTAATTGAATTTAATGACTTGGTTACTCGTAAATACATGGGTAATAAATAAATCTATAAGGCCATCTAGTTAATACCAGATGGCCTTACCTACAACTAATTAGGTATTAACATCAAACTATATACCGATGCACCTACTCTATTATCTTTTAGTGTCAAGATCCCTAATGCATCAATCACTGGTTCAATGTACGCTGCAGAGGAAGTCTTGCTGAGAACATACAATCCGAATTCTCCAGATGAATTAACTTGAATAAATCCAGAATAACAAAGAGGGGAATTTTTTTCATACGTTCTTCTAATTATCACATCAAATTTAGCACATTGCCCATCCGCTCCTATTGAACTAAAAATAGTTGATATATCAAAAGACACGCTGCCTGAAGCTGATGTTTCATTAAATTGTCTACCCAATATATATTGAGAGTCGCCTCCAACAGCGCTGGTATTCGTTGCTGGTCTGTGTGTTGGATTTGGAGAATATTCAATAACTTTATTTAACGGCCGGCCAGTATTATTAATAATTTTAGTTTCAGCACTTCCATCTATTTTAACAACTGCATTTCCATTTATAACTATTTCCTTTAATCTATCTATGCCTTTAAACCAATGCCTACCTTCCCAAAGTATCACTTTAGAATTATTTGGGTTAAATGTACATCCATCCCAAATAACCTGCTGGGACTGCTCTATACGACCAGTCCCAGCCTCTTCATTCTCTTGTCCCCAAATGACATCAGCAACCTTATTCTCCTCAAAGTACACACTAATAGTTGCTGTTCTTAATCCGCGTCTAGCTATATGTCTAAGACCAACGTTACATTTTTCTATTTGACCAGTTAATCTTATGTCGTACATATAGTTGTTGCGAGTATCTAAAACAACTCCTGTATCTAAAGCGGAGCATTGTATATTGATTGGTACTGAGTTAACTTGCCCCACTTTTGTGTCAACATATAATCCAGTCCCTGTCCTGTTAGGCTCTACTCCACGGACAGATAATCGGTTCATTGATGCATACCATGATTTGCTCAAATAAAAACCTATACTACCAGCGCCGGGATTCTGAACACGAACACCTTCGAATAATGACTGCACTGATAAATACTGAGCATTCACAGCTATAACATTCTCAGCACCACCAACATCTATCATCATTTCTCTGAGTTTTGTATTTGCAATTGCAGTTGTACTCGGGTTCGCTTTCTTTGCATTAATTATGCTTAATTGATTTTCAGGGGAACCGTTACCGCCATTCCATTTAATTACTGACGCCTCCCCGCTGCCAGAAAACTCCCTCCTATCTTGCAAGGATATTGACGTCTTAATATTATAAGCACCCGTTTTCGCAATCAAAGTTCGTCCAAAGGTTGCATCGTTTAGTGCAGCTTGAATTTCTTCGCCATTGTCATCCTTGGATTGATCCGCCCCTTTCTGTTCTATGGTAGTTGCATTGAGATTTTCGAGTAACGATGATCCGTTTGGAATTCCAATTAACTTTACACCATCATTTTTTGCAAGTTGGTTCAATACATCAATAGCACTTCCAGTTGCAGGCACAACAACAATAGGATTACCTTCTTCATCAAAAGTCAGAACGTTACCAGCTCGTTCACTGGCCTTTGGTAATGCTGCAATATCCATATCATCAACACGCAAAGTACGTTTTTCTTTTTTCAGTATCGTGCTATTAACTCCTTCAACTTCATCCCTTAGCGTACCCAAATCAACAGCATCACTGTCACGCTTAGGCTTTCCAAGGTTAGCAATGCGGTATCCTTTGGCATCAAACCAGTTAGCTAAAATATTTGGGCGCTTTAGGTATAGCGATCCAAGGCTTCCCCAAATGCGCTGGATAATCATAGTGAGGTAATCAAATGCATCTTCGTGCGTTTCAGCAAAGAACTTACTTTGATTACGGAATGAGGTTTCTTGTTTGATTGGAATATCACGGGCAATGCTAATTTTGTTCCCGTTGGCCAGTGGTTTAGTTAAGATTACCTTTCCACCAGTTGACTTATTAGCGCCTGTCACTGTGTAGTCAGTGCCTAATCGCAGCGTTACAACATTATCCCCGTCAGCATCTGACGTGATAACACTTAATTGATTCGCCTTAAAAATCCTGAACTTATAATCAAAATCGGTTGTTACACCGTTTCCTGTATATTCATTACTGCTGATTTCAGTTGAAACAGTCATGGCTATTCTCCACTCGGTTACGTTGGTGTATGATAGCCATTAAAATTCGTTAACGGAATATTGTTTATCTTAAAACAAATAAAGATAAACATTACTGATGTTTTTTCGGTTACTGTAAAAGACTTACACACAACATAGGTGATTAATATGAAAGATGTAATTAATTTCCCAGCACCAGAAAACTACGCAGAGAAAGTTAATACAGAAGCCGGAATAAAGGAGTTGATGAGCAAGTCGAATGTAGAAGAACTACTGAGAAAACTGGATAGTGAGGGATGTGACGTTAGCGCGGCACTCATTGAAATTACAGCAATGATGAATTACATAAATCTGAGTTTGAAGGTTAAAGATAATATAATTACCCATATTGATTACATACGGGAAGAGTTAAATAAATAACCATATATGAATAATTGAAGCACCTCCGCATAGGTGCTTTTTGTTTAATGGGATATATTTCTCTCATAAAGTTAACATAAAGTTTAGCTATCTGATAAATATGTGTATACTTAACTTACTTAACCCGACAGGTTAATTACTTTGCGCCGCCTAGATAACACTTTTACGCTACAGCCATAATGGTGTTAAGGAGGTAATTATGAGTATCCTTAGCTATATTTTTAATAATACAAAAAAGACTTCTTTACTTGGTGATGATATGAGAAAAAAAACAAGCAACTCATTGATTGGAAGAGCAGCTGTAAGAAATAGTATTCGCCGAGACTCTAAAACTGATAATAATCAGAAAATGAATGCTTACATTAGAGTAGGCAGACAAGGTTCTGTGCATATCCCATCTAGCGAGATAGCAGAACTGCCAGAAGTTAAAGAAATGCAACGCATGGCTATGCGAATTGTCACAGGGAAATAATAAACAAGGATAGATTTTGCTAGCCCTTCTGCTTATTCCAATTTTGGTTAGCGGTTATATTTTAGTAATCGCTAACCCTTATCACTACTACCGATTACATACTCATGATGGACAACTTTTATATCTAAAAGTTGCGTCCCTAGGTACATTAAGCTTGATTGCATCTGTCGCGATAGCAGTACTAGTTAAGTTTACAATCCCTCAGTTTCATTTAGTTGATTTGCTAGTTAAAAACTTTTCAATAACAGGCGATCCAAAAAATGACCGTGTGTATGCCTGGTTGATACTACTTTCCTTTTCTTCAATATTAATTTCTCTATGTTACGTTTTAATCGTATGGGTTAAAAATTTAATCCGTGGACGTGAATACCAAAGAAAACATAAAAATGTTTATGGGAAGGTCAGACAAGCGAAAAACGCTAGGGTTTTGAAGAAAACAATACCAACCGGAACCATGGATTCAATGCTATTAGAAGCCTTAGAATCAAACCCTAAACGCTCTATACTCATAAACCTTTCATCAAGAAAGGTTTATGTTGGTATTATTAACGGACTATCTGACCCTAATGAAAAAGAAGGTCCGAATAAATACATTTCTCTCTTCCCTCTTATGTCCGGATATCGAGATAAGGATACTCTTCTAGTTGATTTTACTAACGTATACCCAACAGAAAGGGTTGTTAAACTTGCCCCAACAGTCAAAGGAACAAAAACCATATCAACCACAGATCTGGATATAATCGTTTCTTCTGATGAGATATCTCATATTTCCTGGTTTGATTTTGAAATATTTAATAGTACAAATAACTCAGTAAAATCAAAGGGTGAGAAAAATAACAACAGTAAAAAAGTAAACAAAAGGTTTATTTAACTTTCAATTAGATAAACAATTTGGTAATTTACATCTTCTAAATTTTGCGCCATAGTGAATATACACCAGCAAAATCTGGTGTCGGGATTGGCGTCCTGAATTTACTAATAGGTGCATATACCGCGCTAGCGGTTTTTTTATATGCAGAGTACGGCTACATCTTCTCAATGGTGAGCTGTGCGGGGGCATCGAAAGATGCGCCAGTATCCTATTAGGCTGGTACGCCAACCCCGTACAGTTCACCACCATCAATTGGCGTTGGTAGTGGTGATATTCCAAACTAATAGGAGTATCCATTATGGCTAGTCAATTACCTATCAATTTAAATCCTGAAATTGTTGTTAACTCTAAAGGTCAAGCTGTCACCTCTTCCCAATCAGTTGCTGCATTCTTCGTTAAACGTCACGATGATGTATTAAAAAAAATACGCAACCTAGACTGCTCAACGGAATTTCATAACCGCAATTTTGCGGAGATGTTCATTGACTTGAAAATAGGCAATGGAGCCAAAAGAAAAAGTCCATACTATCAAATGACTAAGAATGGGTTTGTTTTTTTAGTAATGGGATTCACTGGTAAGCAAGCAGCCCTATTCAAAGAATCATATATTGCAGAATTTGACAGAATGGAATCAGAGCTAGCAGCTAAACGTTACGATGTGTTAGGCAATGCTAGCACCACTAATAAAGCTGACCTGATCGCGCTGGTGGATGAGTTACAGAAAGTTATTCATGAAGGTGAGTTTATTCCTGCAGGCCATGCCCTACCTGAATACAGCTTCCCAAAAACCCGTAAGCCTCGCTCTCGCATTCTTGAGGACTTCATCAGCAACCCTAAAGAAGATGTACTCCACCAGCTTATAGCATGGCTTAAGAAAGATGGTCACAACATGGAAGATGCCGAACGCGTATTAATGCATATTCGTGACTGCATGATGAATATGGCTAAGGCTATTAATACCATTCAAACCCACGCGCAATATATTGATTCAACGGTTAGTAAGTTGCTGTAGAAATAATGAAGCCCCTTGCGAGGGGCTTTTTTGATTGAATAAGCTACAAACGAAGCGTATCACTTGATTAAATAACCCTCACAATCAGTACGAGCCCGAATATAATAAGCCCAAACCACGCCATGGCCCGCAATTGAGGCTCCATGCCAGATCCTTTCTTATCAAAAAAAATATGAGTAAATCAGAAATAACGCTGACAGTATCACGATGAAAACAATCTGGTTCATTTTCTTTTTTTGTTCCTATTATCGAGTACTCTTGTTATTAAATCATCTCTTTGATATTTAATAACATTATCAAATGTCCCTTTTTTAAGAATATTAAATGTAGATTCTTGTAACTTAAAATCTGTTATATTTTCATCAACAATAATCTTACATGTAATCGCATCTGACATGTTTCTTAAATTTGTTTCACATGAATGAATTATCCCATCAGCTATATCAGAAGCAGTAGATATACCATCATCTAAATTGTCTATTCCATCATAAATACAAGAGGATAGTACTAATTTAACGGCTTCTACATAATCATCAGATGCACATCTATCTACATTTCTAGCGAGATCTACAGGTTTAGGGTTACTCTCAGCAACAAAATAAGCCCATATATCTATATATTCAATATGGCTAGGATTATTAAAAAAAACTTCAAATGGAGATTTTTCCCCATCAGGTATTAAGTCTAACTTAACATTGTATTTTAAGAGAAGATTTTTCCATTCTTCGTTAATGGACTTATTTTCATGAGGCCATTTTCGAGAAACAACAACTGGCAGTGCATAATTAGAACCTCCAAGTGATGGAGTCGCACCATTATCTAATAGTTTCTTCGCTACTCCTTGGCAATTTAGCACGTAAGATGCATACAACCCATTCCAGAATGCACCTCTGTAATAATCACCTTTATCAGGCTCTGAAAGTACAATAGCCTTGTCTAACTGCTCACATGTTTTGCATCGATCGAAATTATTGCTATCACATTTTGAATAAGCAAAGCCACTAATCGAAAGCAAAAAAAACGTCAGTAAATATTTCATAACTATCTCTTAAAGTTAAATTAATTATTTCAGTTGTTCTTCGACTTGATTAAGCAACGGTGATAGATAAAAAAGGTTCTGAAATGGTAACAACTTCCTTACCGATCTGACTTCTCTATCGTCAAACTCACCATTCATAACACCAGCGGTAATATTTTGGATATCTCCACCAAGGTCAAATGTAGGGCCTAATAATGCCCCGATGCCATTACGACTCTGATAACGTGATGCTGGTGGCCCACCAAACATGGCACTCATACCATATGCCCCACCGCTTAAGTTTTCAATTAAGTTATTAGGCTCACCTAGCCAACCCATCATTCCAGACCAGTCTAAACCCTCTTTCACAAGATTAGCAGGATCAGAGTTAATTTCACGCCCTGCAAGCATTGATTTTAATACATAGACCAATGAACCCAATGAGATTTGCAATAATGCGCCATAATAGAATGAAGCATCACCAGACTGAATACCAGACACTAGCGACCTATTATGAGTAGCAAAAAAGAAAGTTTTAAATTGCATTACAATCTTACCTAATTCGCTACTCATCATTAGAGGAGTATCACCAATGCCGGGAGTGATTACAGTCGTTCTAACATCTTTCAATACCGCTGCTTGGAAAGTTTCACGAACTACACGATCATCCCAAAGGTGACTATGACCCGTTAACATACCGTCTAAATCTTCACCGTGCTTTGAGTATTGCTGAGCGATACGTTCTAGCATATTTTTATCTATACCAATGTGGGCTAGCTTGCGAATTTCTTTTTTACTCAGTTCGTTGCCTGATGCTATTTCTTGTGCAGCTCTAAGTATTTTTGACTGAGTTATTACACCAGATGCCATTTTTAAAGTATCAGTCCATTGATTCATCAGTGTGAAATTACCAAACTTTTGTGAGGACCATTCTAAACCACGTTCAAGAAAAGTGCGCCGAGCATAGGGATCATTAAGGTCAGCAATAACTTTAGAACGGCTAGACAATGCATATTCAAGGCCTATACCCATTTCACGCAAATCAGCTTTGGCAATCTTCATTGCGCTAATGTCGGTTAACATTTTACCTAATGGCTTTAAAGCACTACGCAAACCATGCTGCATTATCAATCTGGCCATATCTGGCAATGATGAAATTGTCATACCACCAAGCAAGCGTAAGAAGTTCACATGGCGAGCAATGCGGCCTGCTCGTACAAAGAAGCTAGAAGGATCTTTAGGTGCCCCGTACGTACCTAATAACCTATCTCGCATCGCGCGAATATCCCGCAAATCAGCTTCACGCCGTTTTTCTAATTTAGCTCTTTCTTTTGGTGTTGCTGCATCAGCGATAAGTTTATTGTAGTCCTCAGTAATCGCTTTTATTTGTCCATCCATGTCAACTCTTCCAAACTTAGCCGTCAATTCAATTTCTGGTGCAACTTGGCGTATATAATTTTCCATTACGTAATTAACATCAGACTCTAAAAAGTCTTTAATACGTTCATCGGGAATATTTAACGTACGTGATTTGGTGAAACCTGCACGCTTTGTTAAACCGTCAGGGATCAACTCTGCAGGCACAATGCCAGATGGTGCACCGATAATTTTATTTACTATGTCATCTGCGGCAGCTTCAATTTCTTCTCGTTCTAGCTTATCCATTCTGCTCAATGCTGCTTGCCTACGCCTGTCAAAGCGAGTTAGAGAATTAGCTGTACGTTTCAGCTTTGAAAGCTCATTTCTAAAAATTCGTGGATTATCAAGAATATCAAGGCTACGTTGTAATGATTGCAATTTATTCTCTGCATCAGTAATACGTTGCAATTTTCTTTGTAATGTTCCCTGTCTTTTTATTTGTGTTTTATTTAAGTTAGCGATATTTGAAAGTGAGTTAAGTTCTGCCTCTACAGCGCCTTTCTCATTAATAAGCTTTTGTTTTTTATAGATATCATTTATTAGCTGATTTTTTTTACTCGACCATCGCTCTGCTTCTTTGATTTCAAGCTCTAATTTTTCAGCGGCAGGTGATGCGTTCCTTGCTCTATCTAAGCCTATGTTCGCTCTATCCAAACTTCCCTGAGCTTTATTCACAGATATCTGGTTCATTTCTTCTAACCAGTCAGCGATGATTTTTCTAAACTCAGTGCGGTCATTGAGGATCTTGTCAAACTTATAGATACGCGGAAAATAACTTTGTGCTGTTGTAACTTTTACACCTTCTCTTAAGATGCCAAGTTCAATCATTCTGTCTTTGGTCATTTCAACAATTGGTCTGATGGCCTTTGCCGCATCCGCTATTTGCTGTATTTGATGTGTGTCACCATTTCTCATAGCATCACCAACTGCTTCGTTAAATTCAATGCGACTCATTTTAGGATTGCCAGTTTGTGAAAGTGTCTTTTTATAATTTTTGTAATGATCACGTGTTGATTCAACCTGCTTATAAATGAGCGCCTCGTACCCCCTGACTTTGGTCTCTACGGCAGTAAATGAGGCTATCCCCTCATCGTTCTTATTATACGTGAAGTTATTTTCAGTAAGTTGTTGATTTATCTGTCTTGCAGTGCGTGACGGAGATTGAGCAACACGTCCTACAGGACTAACATTCATTGTTCGATTAACAAATGATGGCCCCTTTAATGTTTCTTGCTCTAATGTTGTATTCAGCACTTCCGCAGCGCCTACACTGCGGTCGCTCGGTGGCACTGTAATTGGCGGTTGCTCTCCAGTGATATCACTCATATCGCGTCTAAATTTGCCGAGGATGTCGCCTCTGTTTTTAACTAACTGGGCCGATGAACCAAGGATACTCCCGAGCATGGCATCCAACGAAACGTTGATCATGCTTTCAGTAAGCGTTCTCGTCTCTTGTGTCGATGATAATGCAAACTCTGACATGACACCCGCAGCTGTATTCGCTACTGCAAACTTACCTGCAGTCGCTGCTACCGAACCACCGCGAACCATCGCACCCATTGGTATTAGCATTGCAGCCACATTGATAGGGTCAATAACACCCATCGATATACTTGCCACGATCCCTGCACCGCCTGAGCCATGTAATAATTGCTTATCTTGAATTTGCCTGTCTATGCGATGTTTTATTGCGTATGTTTCTTGTGGCGATTTTGATTCAATGAATGCATCGGCATAATCTTCATAGCCTGCCAACGTCCTTTCATCATCGAATGGATTATAGCCTTCAACTTCGTCAAACTGCTCAAATGGCATTGTAGCGATAAAACTACCCACAGAGTTATCGATGCGAAATGCTGCATCACGTAACCTTTTAACCCTTGGGCTGTCATTGAATGGGTTTAGTGCTTCACCCAGCGTCACATCACTTGATTCACCATATTGTGGATCAGGTTGCTTAATGGAACCAACATCAGCGCCCATCACATCACTTGGGTTCATTTCATAAATAGGCATTGAATTATTCCTCATCAATTGAATCAATTGAACGTTGCCTTGGGTCAGGCTCAACAGGCACGGATTTGGTAAAGAATAATCCACGCTCCAGCTTCATTGGAGGATTGTCTGGATCAACAAATTCGAAACCTTCTCTTTGTGCTCGGGCTTTTTCTACACTCTTACGTTTCTCTCTCATGATTTCGCGGTACATTGGTGATGATGATTGGTCAGGTTTAAAGCGTGAAGGCATACCGTTATCGCCGAGTAAAGAAGTAAAAATTGGAATTCCGTCGCTACCTGTTTGCTTCAACATAATCGCATAACTAAAATCACGACTGGTGATAACATCTGAAACAAGTACAAATTTTGCGTCTTTTGGCATTCCACCAAACACGTTAGATTCTATTTGTTTTCTTTCTTCTTCCCATTGCCCTAATACCCAACCTCCTGAATACACGGCCTCCGGTGCATATTTCATTACTTCGTCATCACCGTTGATCGATGTCACACCCCACGTTTTTCTTATCTGTGCATTAGTCATTTTTTTAGCAAGTTCGGCATCACCGCCTGTAGAAGAAAAATTGGTATCATAGAGCGTTTGATAATCTCGCATGTAGTCACGGTTATTAACACCAGGCTTTTTTATGTTCGGTGAAGAAAAAAAGTCATACCAAGGGAAAAGGTCGTTTATATTTCCTTGCGCAGCTTTCTCCCTCTCTTTACTGTATTTCTTATCGCGCATCTGTTCAGCGATAATCGCCTTGGTTCTATCGTTCTGCTCATATGTTAGGTTGTATGCAATGTCTATGGCTTTTTCGCTATCCATGCCAGCTCTGGTTAAATCATATATTTTTCCATAGTAAGCCATAGCATCAGTAGATAGGCCATTAATCGCAGACGGATTAGTATCAAATATCTGCCCGTACATTTTAGCCATTGGAATGACTAACTCCGGGTTTCTGGATGTTGAACCAGTCGCTAGTTTTGATTTAATTTGCGACGGGATGATTCCAGTGCGGCTAGATATTTCAGCTACTGCATTTAAACTATTTTCATCACGAATATTGAATGACGCCTCGATATTGTTAGTAAAATAGTTGTCTGCGGCGTCCTGATTGCTTTTGTCGTTAGGATCTAGTGGGAAGTTATTTTGTATGGATAACTGCAATCGATTAGCAGAAAATACCTTTTCTTGCGCCTTGATATTACTATCTACAAACTTACCGAATTTTTCCCAGCGTTGCATTTTACTTGCATAATTACTTTCAGATGGATCCGGCATAATGCTTGTTAATAACGAGCGTTGAGCCTGTGGAGTCATATCTTTAGCTGCTGATATCAATCTAGCATAGCGCTTCGCTTCTCGCATATCCGCTATCATTGCCGTGCCTTTGTCATAACCAAAAGCTGCAATGATAGTTTTCTCAGATGGCGCATTAGGTGCATCAAAGCCATTTTCCCACGCTGCGAAACTATCTGCCAAAGCTGTCCCTAATTTCTCCTGTTGCTGCTGCTGTCGTTCTTTATCTATCAGTGAAGCTTGTTTTAAATATTTAGCCTGATCTGAAGCATCGAGTGCATCAAAAGCAGCTGACCCAGTTAAGCGCTTAGAAGCTTGTGGAGAATCTGGTAAACTAGCAAGCCCAAGAGCTGAATGTATACCGTTAGAAATCACGTCATTAGAAATCTTACTAACTTCACTTTGACCGTTTTCTTTTATCATAATAGCCATTGATAAGCGCGTTAACGTATCTATGTCAGTGAGATCAAGAGCGGTGTCCCGAGGCACGTTAAGATAATCAGATACGAATTTAATATAACCTTCTGTATCATTATTATCCTCAGGAGGAGCCCAGCGCTTGATTATTTGGGTTGGTGTAACAAATCCCTGTCTAGCGTATGATAATAAGTTTTTTCCTAAAGCTCTGATGCCGTGTTCCTGCGTCGCAAATTGAACAAAGCGACCATCGTGACCAAGCTGTCCGACCCAATTATTTGCATCTGAGAATTCAATGTTTCCGGGATTGTTGTTTCTAATACCGCGAACATTGCTTTTTGATTGAGCATACATTTTCTCTTGTTGATTATGTAAGCTTTCTGCGTATGTCGTCGCATCATCGGGATTATCAAAAATACCTAAATGCTTCCCAGTTTCTTCATATAGCGCAATGGCTTCATCATCAGATAACAGCTTGCCATCATCACTGACGGTTGGGATCAACACCTCGCCTTGTTCGGTACCAATTGAAATGGTTCTGACAGTGCTAATCGAACCGTCTTTATTTTTAACTGTTGGCCTGTTAAGTAAATTGATATTGCCCTGCTCAATCATTCCTTGCGTTGAACCAACCGAACCGCCGTAATACGTTGATGAACGACTGATACCACCGTTATCTGACGGCTCTCCGTTTTGCTGCATAAACTGCATATAATCAGAGCCTATCTGATTTTCAATGGCTCGCTTGGCTGTAGCTGTTTTAAATTCTTGTTTCTTGGCTAGGATCTGCTCATCACTCCAACCGTGAGAAAACCCAAACTCTTCTATTTGTTGGAATACTTGTTTGTTTGCTGAGATATATGCGTTGTTATCGCCATATAAACTAGCTGCTGACTCTGCATTAACAGATAGCGTTGCTTGAAATTGGTCTTGTTCGTAAGCTTTGATTTGCCCCATTTCATGCTTATTAGCCTGCGAGCTAAACTGCAATCTCATTTCTTTTGCTTGCTGCATAAACATTTCTTTAATCGCATCATCCTGCAACGAGCCCGCTATTTCGCCAGCCGCATTATCAAAGGCTTGCTCAAACTCATAACCTTTGCCAATAGCATTCTTACCCTGCATAGCAAGTAAACCATTACGCGGATCGTTCATCAGTTCATTGGCTTTCTGTCTAAGTTGCAGCGATGCATCTTGTGCCAGCGCAACATTAGCCCGCTGCTTCGCCTCTGCGAATAAGCCTGTGTATTGCTCAGCAACCTGTCCTAATCCTGCTCCAAACTGATTAGGGTTCGACTGAACACTAAAGCCATTGCTTGGTAGAGGTGATGAACTAACCTGTAGTTCTTTATACGTTGGTACAATTGGCATACATCACCCCTTAGAATACAAAACGGTACCAACCGTTTTTCTTTGCAATATCGAATAAGTTGTTATTAGAACCGCCACTACTCGCAGCTTTCGAGGCACCGGAGAACGGATCCCATGTACCACCAGCCAATTGATATGCACCGTACGCTTTGATTGGCGCAGTTAATAATGTTGTAGCAGCGCCAAAGTTACCCTCACGGCGTGCCATTTTTCCCTGTAGTCTGTCATTAGCTGCTTGCATACGTAGGCCGTACGCTTCACGACTTGCGTTATTAACCAGTGTTAAAGCATCTAGTTCACCCATTGCCGCAGTATCACCGAACATATCAAGCGCACCAGATGAACTTAAATCAAGTCCACTCGCTGACATTGTCGCTGCTTGTGAACCTGCTAATTGCCGTGCGCGTGAACGCTGTTTCTCAGCTTCTGCATTGCCACGATTAATAGCATCGTTTGCTGCTTGCTCGTTCTGACGTGCATTTTTGTTGGCTACATCGGCATTAAACTTGCCGGATTGATATTGGCTATATGCCTGCATACCTGCTGAGGCTAAAATCCCTGTCGCTAAAATTGCTGGACTGCACATTATTTCGCCCTCATTGTGAATTTATGAAATGGATAGTTAAGCGCGCCAATTGGCTGTGCATCTTCTATTTTGAACCCTAGCCAATGTAGCCACGCTTTAGCAATGTGATTGCGCTCGTCAACGTAATTAAACAATTCAGGATAGATTTGTAGCATTAAGCCAACGAATGGCTTACAGCGGCGCAGAAAGGCTTTCTGGTGCCTCTCTAAAATATCTGAGCCAACTAACCAAGGAATGCCAACTCCGCCGATAATTGACGCAGGCGACACGCCAAAGACAGCCGCCACTTCACCATTGAAAATAGCGGCCCATGATTTTGTAGATAGGTTAATGCCCGAGGCTAAAACCTCCTCAGGCGTTGATAGATTCAATGCATAGAATTCATCAATATCAGCTTGTCTAACATGTGGTAACAACGCTTTAGCGTGCTCTAATGTTGCAGGCACAATTTGAACAATGCTCTTTGCCATATTAGAAGCCTCCCACATCTAAACGCGGTATTGCTGCGAGGATAGATAAAGGTAACGGATCAGACTGCCTGACATACACACGGCCATTTTTGCTCCACTGTGCATCAAGATTAATTTCTACTACGCCAGTGGCATCATTAACGGGGTTATCGTAAAACTCGAATTCACGCTGTGGATATTCATATAACCGGTCTTTATCGGTACCGGCCCATATACCACGACTAGCATTAACAATAAGGCTTGCCACTTTAACCAGTTTCTTTTTGTCGAGTAACGTTTCTTGCCCATTGATATGAATATCTAGGGTTTCCATGTCGCTAACATATGGTAGGCCAATGTGAACCACTACGGCTGGTTCTTCTAATGACACTGCGCCGCCAGATACATTTTGCTGAGGCAATACGTTTGCATCGGCTAGAATGCTGGTGGTTTTACCTTCAATGTGTTGAAGCCCTTCAAAGCGGAAACGCGCAAAGCCCCATTCGATTAATGGCTTGTCCTGTAGTAATTCAGGAACATCACGATTAGGCGTTACCCGCACCGCATGAGTATTAATAAACTCAGTAATTTCACAGCGTAGCGTTTTGTTTTCTTCATCTTCAAAGTAAGGCAAGTGAATAGCGTTACCGATATCACTATCTTTAAAAATGGCATTGCTGGCGGTTAAGGTAATACCCCCTTCATACGTCCAGTTATCGACTGTGCTTAGAATTACAGTGCTTGATTCATCTTTATTTCTGCCGTCATAACTTAGGCCAGAATCAACAAAGAAAGCGTCCTCTGTTTTGGTAAATAGACGACTACTTAAACGCTCTATGTAACGTACGGTACCGCCACCAACTTTACGGCACACAATGAAGTAAACCGCATCTTCATTACCTTCACTGATACTGCAGGTTGATTCAAATTGCCCGTCAGTCTCTTGTGGCGCCCAAGCAAATACTTGCTGCTCCCTGAGGTACGTCAATGAAAGCAATTTACCATCCTCGCGAATACACCAAGCAATTGAGTAAGGAACGATAGAAAACGCCCAATCAATAATCTGGTGGCGCTGAAATAAGTGATTAGCCATGATGGTTAAATCGGTGCCTTGATATCCGTCAACGTCGAATGAATACGCAAGGTCACGCACTGCGCTACATTTTTCTTGGATGTACAAGGCAATATTGGCAACGGCAATTGGCGGTACATCACTGCAACCATTCGCCCCCTGTAAAGAAAAAGAAAAACTACTCGGCGTTAATACTTTGTTCTGATCCCCAGTGATTTGATACTCACCGCCTGACGTTAAGGCCACCAGCGAACCCACATCAATTAAATGACGAATTTCATTAACTTGTCGCCCTGCATAGGTGTAGATGATACGGTCATCATCTTGTATAGGGTTATTCTTGCCAAAGTCTTTGTAGTCCCCACTACGGCTAGCCCAAATAGTTTGTGGGTAAGCACGAGAACCAGCAAAAAATAAGCGCTGCTGATAATACATAACAGTGCTTGGGTAGCCGTCTACATCATTCCAAACCGAACGCGCCCACTTGTACGTAGCGTTTTCTTCACCAACGGCATTTGATGGAATGTATGAAACAACTTTACCAGTCGCCGTTAAACCGTCCGCACCAACAGAATTGATTTTAACGATGCCGAAACCACTATGAAGATACTCCCACTGGATCCCAGCATCACCGCCCCAACCATCCCAACTCATACCTTCTGTATGTGATGGCCTTAATGTTCCGCTTTTACCTGCAGTATTAGCTCGGTAGTAATTAGCACCTGCACGGCGTTGATCATTAACGTTAGTCGTCTTGTCTGTTTCCCATACGGGCACAGCGTCTATAGCCTGCTGCTCAATATAAATTTGCTTTCCGACTAATTCAGCACCAAAGATATTATGCGTTGCAGTAAGCGTTACATCACCTGTACTGGCACTAACGTATAACTTACGCTCTTTATCGGTGTTGATATCTTCGAATGGCCCATTGCGCGTTTCAACAGGAACTAGTTTCCAATCGTCATGATCATAACGCTGTAGTTCCATTGGTGGATAATCAGCATGTACGATAGTCATTACGTCCGCTGACTGTGTGAATTTTAAATTGAATAAGTCAGATTCGTTATAAGGTGTTGCAAGTTCGAATATTTCGCCTTTGTGCTCACCGTCTGCATAAAGCACCTGTCCACCATCTTTAATCACACGCATGTACTTATCACCCATTTCAAGGGCGTATGTTTGCACTGTGCTGAACTGGAACGGGATCAGGCGACATTTCTTGTTAGGGTATTTTGCCGCCGCAATAAACTTAGTTCCTGGTCTGTTTTCAATGCCGCCATATTGACGCACGATGAAATTAGAACACTTACGCAAAGCGGTTGAATACTTCGCTAAGTCGATGCGACCATAAAGGCTAGGCGCTATTTCGCCACCGCTAAAACTCGGTTGAATGTTGCTATAAGCCATTACGATAACCTCGCTTCTGTGAATGGATCCATGTAGTCGTTAGGCTCCGATGATTCATCAAGGGAATGAGCACCAGCGTTAGCAATCATCATTGTGTACATCTGAAATGCTTCATTGCCGATACCAGCGTTAGATGCCAATGGGCGTGCTAGTTCGCCAGCTAAACGCCATGCCAGCGCATCTATGAATAATGAATCAAACATATTTACATCAGTGACTGACGCAGTGTATTGAAGCCATGCTTGCGGTTGGTCGCAGTAAATCAGTTTTCCTGTGCCGTCAGCATCCGAACCCACAAGAAAATTAATTGCATTATGTGGCTGAGGATATTTCTGGCCAGATTGAATAATGGCTATTGCCTTTAAACAGTCGGTTGGGTAGCTGTAAGCAAACTTCCAGTCTGGCGGCGGGTTGTTTGTATCAGCCAAAGCAACGCGCTTGCTGGCAAAGTTCCACGGGAAATCAGAGAGCGTAGTATCGCGGCAATGATTGAAGTGTAGATTGCATTGCTCTGCTTCTTTGCTCTTTTCGCTTAGACTGTTAATGAATCGGCTATTACCAATACGACTAAGTGCCAAGTTACAGATTTCTATTTCTGAGGCCATTAGAGTTACTCCAAAAGAAAAAGGGGCTTTCGCCCCCCTTTAGCATCGTGGGTTATACCCCAAGTTCTTTACGCTTTTCATCTATCGCAGTACGCATTTTATCTGCGCCCATGTTGTGATGAGGTGCTTTGCCAAATAGCTGTGTGTACTGTTCGCGCAAAGCTTCAAGGCTAGAATCGACCGTATCGCCTGATCCACTGATAACAGTATTGGTTACAACCTCACCACTATCACCACTAGCCCCATCAACCAAAGCGCCAGTATCAGGTTTAGCATCATCACCACCAATCAACTTTAAGTTGCTGCCAGCAATACCGCTGTATTCAACCTCTTCACCAACTTCAAGCAGACGACCCGCGATAAATGATTTTTTCAAAACTTTATATCGTGACATGTCACACCTTAATTAGTTTCGGCGTTGTAGATAGGATGAGCATCAGTATTAAGTACGATACCTGCTGTAAACTTACCTGCAGTTAATGGCCCATCTGTGACAACGTAACGCAGGCGCAGATACTTAATAACACCATGCGGAACGCTACCAACAATGCGCTTACCTGCATTCAAGTCTGCTATTGGCATTTCAACGGATTGAAACAAAGCAACAGGCGTTGTAAATGCTTTGTCTTTTGATGTTTCCAGTACGATTTGTACTTTTGCTTCACCTGCTGCTGTGGCCTGCTCAGTAACTTGCGCAAACAATTGCAGCGGCTCACCGATACCGATATCACGGAAATCACCTTTAACTGGCGTTAGGTCAATGATACTGGTCGCAGTCGCTGATACGGTCACTGCTTGGTCGAGAGAAAATAGTGTTTCTTTATCTAAGATCATGTTGCGAACTCCCAACAAAATTAAGTTAGCGGTACCCATTCAGGCACCGCACAATAGGCCAGCCTTACTTAGCAACCACCTGATCCTCAGTTGTGAGAATCGCATCGGTACGGCGCACAGGGATTTCATCAAAAGAAACAACCTTCTTCCCTGCAACTTCTTGCATAGAAATATTGACGTTCTTTGAGTTTTTAATCTGGCGGCGCATCCAGCTACGAACTTGCTGATTACAATAGAAAACAGGTTTACCCATAGACAGATTAGGGATTTTCTCAATCGCCTGAATCAATAAATCAGGCAAGTCGATAGCACCTGCAGCCTCTGGATCTTTGGTTAACTTAGACAGGTCAACGTTAGCGATACGAACCACATAACGCCAATCGCGCACAGTTAATCCATTTTCCCATTTGAAATGGGTGCGATAACCTTGATATTTACCGCCATTTTCATCATCCAGCGTGACTTCGCCTAAGTGCTGTTGTTCAAGCCCAGCCTTAGAACCTTTAGGGTAAATACCATGAATCGTATTTTGTCCCCACACCACTAACCAGATAGAGGTTAAATTGCTACCAGTGCCACCAGCATCAATAATGTTAACGGCGTTCTTAGCATTAAGATCATTAAAGCGAGCAGACAAGCCAGTAAAGCGCTGAGCGTGAATACTTGTATCACCGTAGAAAAGAGTTTCAGCCATTTGCTGGTTCATGGATTCAATGAATGCTTGCGCTTCTGACAATAAAAACTCACTAGTATTCCCATTTAAATCAGCCAGCTTTTTATCTACTTCTGAGTAGGTTTCCAGCATACCAATGGTATCTGTAACTTGCGCAGTTGTTGACTTGCTTGGTGGTACACCGTAGTTCAACAAACGCCAAGTTGCCGATGGTAAACCTGTGCGGACAGTTGTACGGTGCCCTGTAGGCAAGTTACCTTCTGCAAACACCATATCATCAAGGATTTCGTTAGACTGATTGAGCAGTTCAACGATCTTCGCTTGCTTGCTGTTTGGGTCTTGACGCTTAGCCCAGTCAGCCAATGTTAGAGCTTGAGGCATAATCTTCTCCTATACCTTATTTGCTATCACCAAAAAGAACATCCGCAGCACTGCGAGCGTTTTCACTGCTGCCACTAACAAAACCGTCCTCAGACATGGCCTTGCCAATTCTTGAAAAAATACGGAATAACTCAGGATGATTACCCAGTCCTGAGTCATTTAAATATTGCTTGAGCTCTGGCGTACCGAACTGATCCACAGCTTTTTGTGCGTTACCGATTGACTCAACGGAACCAAGCTCTTTATCAGCCTTGATTGTTTCAGCCCATTCAATTGTTTGTTGTTGCCACGCTTCATTTTGTTGCTTCAAGATTTGCGGCATGATCGTAGAGCCGTACACATCAACAATCTTTTGCGCTTGCTCGTTGCTTAAACCAAGTTCACGCGCGATAGGTTCAAATGCTGCTACCGCTTCTTTATCCAGCTCCTGACCTTCTCCAGCCGTAAACTCATACTTTTCAGGTGCGGCGCTTACAGGCTTCTTGTCAGTATCTTCCTGCTTAGTACTGGACGTATCATTAGCCTTGCTAGTTTCTGTACCAGTAGTCGTAGTCTGATCACCTGTTGTTGATGTTTCAGTTTTAACCGCTGTAGTTTCTGTCGTTGTCGCACCCTCACCACCATGCTCTGAAACCTCATTACAAAGGCGACGAAACAGTAAGCGTTGAAATAAATTCATTGATTGTTCTCCTGTTCTTTGGCTTCTTCTGCCATGACCAAATAGAGATCAGGGCAAACACTCAGTACACTATTAAATAATTCCAACCCTCTATTTCTGGCGCCCTCTTTAAAATAAGTGCTATAGGGATCGGATGAGAAAGACGAATGAAAAACCCCACTCGCAGATAGAATTTTCCAAACAAAACGACGACCATATTCAGTACTCATAACCTGTTTTAAATCATCGTCTTCACGTTCTTTTCTAATCTGGTCTTTAAGCTCTAACTCAGCCTTAGCCGCTGCTTTTTCCTCTTCTGTCAGATCGTCAAACTGTGTCATTGACCACCACCAGCAAGCGCAGCTAAGGCGCTGTTATCGTCCATTGGTGTATTACCAAGCGCCTGAGCTCCAGCGACTGCCTCCTGAGCCATTTGCATTTGTTGCATCTGCTGCTGTTGCTCTGCACGTTGCTGACGAATAGCGGCTACTTGGTCATTGGATGAAACGATAGTTGGGGAAACACCGATTGATTCAGCGTAGTTATCAATCATTTCGTCGGTATTCAGCTTGTCGAGTGCTTCTGGCTTCATCTGTGCCAGACCACCTACAAAGCCAACAAAACGCTCAATACTGCTAACACCAACTGATTTCTGCGCCTGTGCCATCACAGAGATGTATTCAACCTTAAGCTGCATACCTTGCATTTCTTCTGGAGGTACAGGTAATAAGTTTTTACGCGCCATGATTGCGAACGTACGATTAATTAACTTGTCGAGTAGTTCAGAATCTAAACGCTGTAAGACGGGCCCTAACATGAGTAGCTTTTCTTCACGCATTTCAATTACTGCCTCGACGGGCATTGAACGTGTATTAACGTTAGCCATCATCATGAATAGGTCAGAGAAATAGGCTTCTTTGATTTGATTGCGAGTGTCACCAATATCAGCAATCAAGCCGTTAATGTCGGCTTGTACTTGGAATATCGGCTTAATCATTTGATCAGCGCCAGCCATTGGTAGATAAGTTATTCCACCAGGCACAAGTGAAATGCGCTGATTCTTAATTGAGGCAGGCGCTTGCATTGGTGGGTTAGTGACTTTATCAATCTGCTGTGCTTTGCGGCGTTGTAATAGCTGCAATGCTTTAACGCTACCTAACGCAATCATGCCGGGGCACGATGAACCGTAGACGTCCTCGCCGTTCACTTCCCAGCGTGGCGCCATGATCGGGAATTCATCAAAGCCAGATTCACGTAGAACACGGTCGCTATCACCGCCCATTTCAAAGTAAACGGATTTAAACAGCTTGTTCTTAGCATCCAGCTTGCCACTAATGCGGTTTAAATTTGGGTAGACCGAGTGAATAACAGTGATCCATTGACTATAGCTGCCAGAATCCCATAGGCTTTTGACCTGCTCACTCACATTGTCTAAGCCGAACTCCATAACTAGTTGGCGAACTGTCATGCTGAATTCGCGGAAACAGGTATCAACTGTCAGGTCAGGACCATTCGCAATGTAATAGCTACCGACAGGAAAAGGCACCGTACGAATGACGCGCTCGTTATCTTCCAGTACCGCTAATGCGCTGGTGGCAAAGGTGCCAATATCGGAATAAGTTTGCGGTAGTGACTGATAGATATTGGAACGGTTGAACACTTCGTTCATGCGCTGCTCAACGACTTCAAGCCACATCTTTACAGGGCCATAATTCATCATGTCAGGGTCTGGTGTAGCCAAACGGAACCATTTACGGGCAGGGCTAGTTATCCCTGACATCATGCCACTTGATAAAGTACGCTCGGCCTTAGCCGCTTCTTGGTCGATGATTTTCGTATTACGTCTATCACCGCGATTAACTTCTGATGTGTTAAAACGAGTGCTACGAGGGCGTGTATACTCTGCAAGCTCTTTCCAGTGCGGCTCAAATGATTGGCGCTCATTCTTAAGCTGCGAGAGTTGTTTTAATAAATCCTGCTTTAAACTCATACCGCCCCCGTTAGGTTACTGACCGAGCAGCGTTTTACCGCTGGTTGATGCTGCATTGGTTGTACCCTGCGCACCCGTTAGCAATGTTGACTTACGACCGGCGGCAGCACGGCGGCGGCGTAGCTCTTCATCACGCGAACCTACTACAGCCTCGTCTTGTTCTTGCGGTGCTGCCTGAACTGGTGAAGGGGTTTTAATCTTTGGGGTACCACCTAGGATATTTCCGCACATATAACACCTCGATAAAATAAACAATAATATACTTTATGATTTATTGTATATCTTATTTGACAAATATAAAACCAAGATATACATTTTGGTTATCGGTTGTTATTCAGATGTTCCTTTTCCCGTTATCAAGTGATTTTCCTTTGCTTATATTTTAGCCATCGGTATGATGGCTTTTTTTGCCCGTTAGTTGGGCACAAGCTTAGGCATATGGATCGTAATCAGCATCACTAACAACGTGACCGCCATGACTAGATGTAGAAATGTTATTGCGTTCTTTTTTGGTGACTGGGTAAGCAAACGTTAATGCTAGTGCATCCCCCTTACCCGGTGAGCGTCCAATGCGTTTTTTAATATCAGCCTTTGACTCTAAGAGTATTTTTCCGCTTAATTGCACCTTGTACTCTGGTGTTGATAAATCCTCTGCCACTTCCTGATCGTCAATAGCCCCACCTATCTTGAGCCATGACTTAACATTGTTATACATTTCTCCGCGCTTGTTCTGCATTTGCGGGTCAGTTGATGCGCCATTAAATTGCACAAGCTGCCAGTCTCGCCCCCAGCTCATACCAACTGAATAAATGCCAGTACCGTAGCCAAAGTCGATATGAACAGCGTCAGCCTGATATTGATCCTCATAGTCAGCAATACGCTTTGCCATAACGATATCGTCAGTAGTTTTGTTACCCGTCCACAGGCATTTACTGTGCAGCCCTTGCCGCAGATAAATTACAGCATCATCATCGCCTGAATATGCTGGGTCAACACCTATAATAATTGGTGCATGTGATACTTCGGCCTGTGTTACTGTGCGCTTCATGGCTGCATCAGTTAGGCCAGTTGGTATGAATTGCGTTTCAGATGTCGATGGGAAGATGCCACGCACACGAACCTTAACAAAGTCGCTATCCTCCCCCCTGTCCTCAATCCATTTATCAATCTGTTCTTTGTTGGTACCTTCAACCGTGCGGCTGTCAATCTGCTTAGTTTTCCAGCGGTGCTTAAACTTGCGGAAACACTCACGGAAACGCCCTGTATTACGTGTCGGGTTACCAAATGCTATCCAAATTATTTCTGTATTTTCATCCGTCAAAGCACCTTCTGCCACTTCCCATACCAGATCCGCAATGTTAGAAGCCTCATCGAATATTAGAATGATGCGCTTGCCTTGGTTATGTAGCCCTGCGAATGCCTCTGTGTTGTTCTCTGACCACGGCACAGCATCAGCACGCCAAGCATTAGCGTGATTGGGGTCATTGGAATAGATAGCGGTTTTAGTGCAGGTAAACCAATCATTAGTGATAGATAAGCGCTGCCACTTCGCAATCTCTGGCCATGTTTTAGTTCGTAGCTGGTTTTCGGTATTGGCAGTAACAACCACCTTGCAATCTTCGCAAGTGTCCATGCCCCACTTAATGATCATCGATATGAAAGCAGATTTGCCGATACCATGACCTGATGCCCTAGCAAGCTGTAGCGGCTGGTGTCGTGTTTCAGGGTTGCGTAGGTGCTCACCTATTTCGTTCAGCGCTTCCGCTTGCCATTGACGAGGCCCACTAGCATTTTCAAGTTCGGTACCAGCTTCACCCCACGGAAATGCGTATAGCGCATAGCTTAACGGGTCATGCGTAAACATGCCGATATCGTTAATTAGCTGCTCTTCTGGCGATAGGGTATCAATCATGACTCACCACCAGCGGCACGCTTACGGGCTGCTGCCAACTTATCAGCAAGGGAAATAGTTACATCGACCTGATAGCGCTCACGGAATGCGTTGACGTCAACGTGCTTACCGACAAGCTCTAATATCTTTACTTTATCAAGTAGCTTAACTTTCTTGATTCGCGTGTCGCCGTCAATGTCAATGATATCGAATGCTGCAACGCTCTTACGCCAAATAGGTGACCATTCACTGATAGGTTTGATATCACCTGTATTAGTGAGAATATCTGCGATATCGGCATCAAGCATATTAACCAATCGCTCTAACACGCTGTCAGCGTCTAACTTCTTACGCTTATTTCGCTGCTGCATAAGCTGTGCAATACGGTCAATGATGCGAGGGTCTTTCATTAGTTGGGACGCACGCTTACAGGCGCTAACTTCGGCATAGCCTGCTGCTAGCGCTGCATTGGTTTGATTATCAGGGGCTTTGATATACTCCTGACAGAAGCGCTCCATTTGAGCATTAAGTGGTGTAGGTTTTCTGGCTAGTGGCTTGCGTGGTTTCTTTTTGGTCACAATCATCACCTCTACGGTTATTATGACCATTAAAAAGATAAACTTCAAATCTGATATGGTTTGAAGCCGTTTTTAGGATTGCAAATCTTCAATACATGATTGCATAGCTCCTTATATTTTTGACATCCTCCACGCCCTAAAGGACGTGGATTCCTACTGCGTTCAGACTGATGTCTGAATCACCTCGGCGGGTTCCTGCTTCGACGGGCGGTCTGACTGCACCCTCCCTCCACAGGCAAGCACGGCATGTCCTGCCGCTAAAATGTTACGTGCCCCGTTGATATCAGCATTCGCTGTATATCCACACTCAAGGCACTCGAATTTACTTTGTGACTGGCGGTTTTCCTTTGCTGTATGACCACAGCAAGCACACTTCTGACTGGTGTAGGCAGGTGGTATTGCCAGTACCTGACCACCTCGCCAGAGCTGCTTGTACTCAAGCTGACGGCGCATTTCATACCAGCCCTGCTCCAGTATTGAGCGGTTTAAACCAGATTTAGCTTTTACGTTCCGTCCATGCCGTTCTGTCGTACCTTTTGCCGATTTAGACATGTTACTGACCTTTAAGTCCTCAATGACAATCATTACGTGGTTTTTGCTGATTTCGCTGGTGACTTTGTGAAGGTAGTCTTTCCTGATATTGGCAATATGAGAATGCAGACGTTGGATTTTGCGCTTTTGTTTTTGCCAGTTGGCACTGAATTTGATTTTACGGCTTAATTTCCGTTGAAGCCTTGCCAGCTTTCGCTGGTTTACTTTAAAACTGCTGACGGGCGGGTATACCGTACCGTCTGAAAGCGTGGCAAGTTTTGTAACTCCTGCATCAAGCCCTACTATTGAGGTTGATTTATGTTGTGGTTCTGTCGCTTCATACTCAGTCTGAATGCTGACGTACCATTTACCGCATGACTGACTGACCGTGACGTTTCTCACTTCTCCGACGACTTCACGACTGTTGCGGTAGCGCATCCATCCCAACTTTGGCAATGATATACGACTATTGGATTGATCGAGCTTCACGCCCTGCGGGTAGCGAAAAGCGTCATTTTTACCGCGTTTCTTGAATCGAGGAAAAGCGGTACGCTTCTGGAAAAAATTCTTGTAAGCTCGTTCCAAATCTTTAAGTGACTGTTGTAACGGTTGTGATGGGGCTTCCTTCAACCATTGTGTCTCTGTGTCAGATTTCCACTCAATGAGCCATGAAGCCATTTTTGTATAGGGAATGTATTTATTCCCTGCTTCGTGATTCTCATTCTGACGTGCTAATGCCCGATTGAAAACAAAACGACAAGCCCCTGCAAAGCGTCTCATCTCACGCTCTTGCTGACCATTGGGTCTTAACTGGAATTTAAAGGCTTGTAGACGTTTCATATTACCTATTATACTTTGGTCTATGAAAAATGAAACTAATATTCGCCGTGGCAGGCATTGTGTATTCCTGATGCACGTCCATTTGGTCTTTGTCACAAAATACAGGCGAAAAATATTTGATCGGGATGCAATTGAAAAATTGCGAGGCTACTTTGCCAGTGTTTGTGCTGATTTTGATGTTGAACTGGTTGAAATGGATGGGGAACGGGATCACGTTCATTTACTGATTAATTACCCGCCAAAACTGGCGATATCTAATCTGGTTAACAGCCTTAAAGGGGTATCGAGTCGATTACTTCGACGTGATCGTCCTGATATTGCCCAACGTTATTACTACAAGGGGGTTCTTTGGTCGCCGAGTTATTTCGCGGGGAGTTGTGGTGGTGCACCAATATCTATTATCCGCCAGTACATTGAGCAACAGGAAACACCTAGTTAGTTAAAAAACCGCGCCTTATATCCCCGACCTGAAGGATGGGGTTTTACGGCGCTTTGGATAATCAAGCTCTTTAAGCTTCTGAATGATGTTCTTTCTAATAAAATCTTCTGGACTCATAAGGACTTACCTCATTCATTCAACGATTCGTTAATCCGCTCACAAACTTACCCGCTGGTAACAAGTTCATGATTTGTCGATTATTACGGTAACCTTACCGTTATCATTCCAGTGGTTCCCCATACCTTAGAAACTCGCCCATCCCATATACGCGAATCATCGTCAAAGATGGCATCCAGTAAGGCTTTCTCTAAGTTGTCCTTGTCTGGTTTTTGCTGGTGGGGCTTACCGTCCATTTCAGCCTGTTTTTTCTTGCTCCATGACTTAGGCATAGGCATAACAAAAATAACGTGGTAATCACTCTCAGGAAGGTTAATACCCCTTGCTCTCACTTCGTCACAGAACGCTCTATAACGCATTACGGCTGGTCGCTTCTGCCATTTGTCACGCTGAGTCATGCGGGGCTTAGGTACGGGCACAATTGGATATTCAAGGGTTTTCATACAATCACGCCCTCTTTGCGTAAGCGATCACGAACACCAGATAAGATGCGATTAAGCCATAACTGCTGCCTTGCGCACTCACCAACTTGTTTAAAGCCTTGATGCGCTATGCGTGCTTTCCTTCGAATATTCTTGTCGCCTTTAAAATCAAGACGGCTTAATTGACCAACTCGCCTACGCCTTGAATCTATTTGCTCTTCAAGCCCTATTTGATAGTCACGTTTCAATTTGTACTCAACTGTGCACGTTGGCCCATCCCCTAGTTGAGTTTTTGAAACAACACTAAAGCGCACTAATTGCGTCAGAGCGAAATAAACTGTGTTGTACGGTGCTTTTATTCCTTTATTTTCAATGGCTAAAATCAATTCTTTAACAGTCATACTCTCGCCATTTTTGAGTATTTCGACAACGTGATCCTGAAATAACATAACCATTACCTCGAATTCGATTAACCTACACGGTTAATATAAACAATTTGTTTATCTTTTCAACCATAAAAAATCAGTAAAAATTGATTTTCTTACCACCCTTTAAAACGCTCTGTAACGCTCTACATTTGATTTTCACATTCAACCTATGGGATTTATCATCCTGCATATCAAAAATTCCTGTATGTTAATCCTGCTAACGATTTTGATAACTTTTGAATCTTATTGTGTCCGTTGTTTACCTTTTTCAATTAAATCCATCCAAGCAGGACGAGGTTTTGATTTATCGGTAAGTGTCAGTGTTGGCTCTGGTACCTTTTCGCCCTTTCTAACTCGCTCAGTCCATTGTGATAGCATTTTGTCTAGTCGCTTCTCACATTCAACCTCAGTTAGCCTTAGGTCGATCATCTTCGCTCTGAGGTCTGTAAACATCCAGTACTGAACCGGGTGTTTGAATGGGTACATTTCCGCGCTCTGGTAGTTATTACGCTTAGCGCAGTAGGTTAAAAAATCTCTAAGCTGTTCGTCAGGATCAAGCCCAAAAGGGTTTTGTTTAGCCACATCACCTGATAGTGCCACAATCACATCTGATAACTCTGGTGGCCATGGATTTCCATTCATGCAGCGGTCAATACAGAATTTAAATAACCCGTCCAGCTGCTGGTCACTCAATGCGCTTAGCGCTTGCTTCCACATCAATGACGGTTCCGTGCCATTCTTGTTTTTCCATTTATCGCCGTAGATTTCGATCATCTTCAACCAAAGCGTCAACAGCGTCTTGCCCGTATTTATCGAGGACGTGTTGTAAGAATTCCTGCATCGCTTTTGGCTTTCCTGCGAATTGGCTATCGATCTTAGTTCTCTGACCTGCCCCATTTTTCACCACCTTTTCATTTTTCAATCGACTATGTTTCAAGCCTTTAGCAAGGGCTAGTTCCCATTGCTCGTGTGTTTTGGCTTTTCCCTCTGCCCCCCAGTAGGTTATAAACTCGGCTAGCTCATGAGGCTGTAACGGCTCTTTGAGTATCGTTCCCCAGTACGCGGCCTTTTGCGTAAAATCCTGATCAGGCTCCCAGCCGTGATACATCACAAATTTACCATTCACACCAAAACCACCAGCTGGGACACGACCGTTCAAGATAGAATTATTGGCATTCGGATCAGATTGAAAATTATCCTCGCGCGTATTAGAGAGAGGTTTTATATCTCTTATCTTATCTTTATCTTGTTGTGACGCATCGTGACATTTCGTGACATCTTCGTGACATGCATTTTTACTTTGCTCTTCCTCTCTTTGAATTCTTTCTCTTTCGCGTTGCTCTCTTTTTCGCTGAGCTGCTGATTTTGCTCCTGTTTCTGCGTTTCCTAAGTCTTCCTTTTTTGGCTGGCGGCTCTCCCAACCAGTAATTTTCGAACCATCTAAAACACGTCCCTGCATGGCATTCAAAACAGCTTCAATCTGTTCATTTTCAACATCCAGCGCACTTGCTAAATCTTCAATCGTGACTGTCACGTGACCGCGTTGTGACGCATCGTGACATTTCGTGACATTCTGTGACGCATCAACAAGAAGATGAATGTAAACAGCTTGAACTAATGCAATTGGCTGCTTTGAAGCCCTTGAAATTGTTCTCCATTTAGGATCGTTAGGCATGTCATGCCAGAGCCTAAGCCATTTATATGTAGACATAGGCCACCTCTACGCCATCGCGTTATCACTAATTCCGTCTATTTCAATTGATGCAAGGCAGCTAGTGTTGATTAGCTCACCGTAAGTTATGTTTTCTGAATAGTTAAGTTGATGCCATAACCTTAAAAGTGCTACTTCTTCATCTGTTTCAGGCTCAATAATAATTGTGGCGTTTTCATTAATACGTGCTTTCATGACTGTACCCCCATTTCTCTTGCCTGTTTCAATAGCTTGCTTATCTCTTTGCGATAGGCTGCTGAGTTAATCGCTGAGCATTCAACACAAACACCATTGCTAGTGAATCGCTCTGAATCATGCCCATGCCTGCAAGGTTTCCCAGTATAAAAACGACTGAGACCATTAGTAACGGCCTCCTTTCTAGTGATAATTTTCATTGACACCTCTTTATCTATGATTAATTAGCAATAAGATTATGCGCTCTCAAAAAATAAATCAACCATAAATGATCCATTGTTTATCTAGCTAATCAAAAAAAGACCGCTTTCGCGGCCTAGTGTGATTTACTTCATAAATTTGTCTGCTATTTGATCTAACGTTAGCTCTATGCCGAATGAGTTAAGAGCCTTCTGCAACCGCTTAGCTGTCTGTAATGACACGCTACGACTGCAATAACGCAGATGAATAGAAATATATTGAACTGTCAGGTTTGCCGTGTCTGCAAATTGCTGACGCTCACGTTTAGATAGACCATTCCAGAATGTTTTGAAGTCTGTAAATGCCATATTAACCACCCAAAAAGATAAACATTAACCATAAACAGCAATAATGATAAACAAATTGGGAATTTACCTCCATGGTTAATTTGATATTTAATAGATAAACAGAATAAACAATATCGAACAAAATAAACGCAAGGGAAAAATACAGTGAAAAGCATTCAGGATATCAGAAGAGACAACCTTGTCTTTGTGATAGAAAAGCATTACGAAGGGAAACAAAAGAGCCTAGCGGCAGCGCTTGGTTGTGCTCCTAATGTTATTTCTCGTTATTTAATGTCATCTGACATGAAAAGCCATCGTTCGCTTAGCGATCCTATTGCCAGAAAGATTGAGCACCTTACCAAGCTACCTAAGTATTACATGGACAAGGATCACTTGAATGTGCCTGCTGAACAGATTGCAGATGAATTAGCACGCCAGCCTACCGACATTGGGCGCATACTCGGTGATAACATCACAACATTCATGCTAATTGATGGTTTTAAATCACAGGCCCAACTATCAGTTAAATCCGGCCTAGGCCAAGCCACTGTAAATCGCATTATCAAGAATGAGTCCAGTGCTACTGTTGATAGCGTTGCTGCTATTGCGGAAGCATTAGGCCGTAAGCCATACGAATTACTCATGTCTAAAGATGATTCAGATGTTCTTCATTACGATCATAAAAAATTTGCAGCATTGCCCGATAACGAAAAAGAAAAGATACAAGACTTTATTGAGTTCATCATTAGTAAAAACGAAAAGTAAAACAAAGCATTACATTTACAGCCAGCTTCGAGCTGGCTTTTTTATTTACAGAAAAGATAAACAATTTGTTTATTTATTTGTTTTTAACAGTTGACAACTGTCTTTTATGGTTTATTCTTTATCTCATATTAACCCACAAGGTTAACGCTCTTTAACAATACAGAATGGCTATCACACTCCTAAATTCTGTGAGCCGCAGAATGTCTTAGCTAACCCGTAGATTCGGAATGCAAGATTTGGACAGTGATAATATTAATCAATCTAGCTGTTTTAGCTGGATTTTTTTCACGCCACAAACATAAACAATTTGTTTATCAAAGGTGATTGAAATGATGTTTTTTATCGAAAATGGTTTTCATGTATTTATCGTACGTGGAAAAAGACAAGAGTTCATAAACTTTAAAGATGGTATCGAGTGGGCTTTCGTCACTTGGATAGCAATTCAAACCGACAAGGAATTTTCTAATGAGCAATCAAGAACAAGAGCAATTTGAACAACGCAAGTTAAGCAATATTGTTAGCGCAATCTTAATGGCAAATAACATTAACACGCCTGAAAACATTGATAAGCTAACAAAACACTTAAACAAAACAGCAACTAGCGAAGAGTTTGAGCAGTTCGAAAAAGTAGCTTTTGAGTTAAGCATTACTACTGCGTCAACGCCAAAGTTGATGAGCTTACATGACAACGACATCATCAATGCTTATGTGCATATTATTAATAACCCTAATGAATTTAAGTCTAATGCAGAACGTAAAAAACACTTCAAATCTTTGTTTTCTCATGACAAAGAGGAAGTAATCGACCCCACTAAACCTGATGTGATTATTCACGACAACGAAGATAAACAAATTGGTGATGCAGAGCCGGAAATTATTGAAGAATGTCCCGTAAATGAACCACCTTACTTTGAGCCTGGTCGTTATACCGATATTTCAAATGATGATTACCATTCATCAAACGGCATCAGCAGCACAATGTTGGAAGATGGCCGTATTAGCTTGATGTATTTTGAACGCCGCCACATCAGCAAAGTTATTCAGCGTGAGCGCTCAGAGGCTTTAGACTTTGGTAGCTTGTTCCACACCTTGGTTTTAGAGCCTGAAAAGGTTGAAGATGAATTTAGCCTAGCGCCAACCATTCCCGCGGGGGCTTTTACTAATACTGACTCAATTAAAGCCTTTATCCGTGAATATAACGCTGATAAACCAAAGGCCGAGCAACTTAAGTTAACAGGTAAAAAAGAAGAGCTAGCCGCTTCCGTTAAAGCCGTTAAGCCTGATGCAGTGTTTGAAGATGACATTATGCAAGCATGGCAAGCCGATGAGTCACGCATTCGTATTACAAGTGATCAGTACCGTTTAGGTAAAGCAATGCAGCAAGCTGTATTTGACCATCCAGAGGCTGGAAAGCTGGTAACTCATCCTAACCGTGCAGTTGAAGTTAGTTATTACGGTATCGACGATGATACAGGCTTAGAAGTTCGCGTACGTCCTGACTTAGAGATCCAGTATGACGAAAACCTAAGAGTTGGTTTTGACCTTAAATCAGCTTCATTAGGTCGATATAAGCAGGATGCTATCACTGCAATGATCCGCAAGGAAATCATTAATCGTGACTATCACGTCAGCGCCGCCATGTACTGCGATATCGCAATGTTAGATCAGTTTTTCTGGATATTCGTCAACAAAGACGAAAATTACCACTGGGTTGCAATCGTCGAAGCCTCACCAGAATTATTAGAGCTAGGCCGCTTGGAGTACAAAAAGACGCTACGCGATATCAATAACTCAATGAATACAGGCGTATGGCCTGCCCCTGTCACAGAAACTCTCACTATTAATCTTACTGACTTTGAAACACGCAAGTTAGAAGAACTTCAATTAGAAGAAGCTTAATCAATTCTAGCGCCCTGCTTACTGCGTGGCGCTTATCAATTTAGAGGTAATCATCATGTCAGAAGTGGCAACTATCAATCAAAGTAATAATTTAGTCATGTTTAGCCCTGACAAACTACAAAGCTTAGTTGAGTTTTCTAAGTTAATGGCTGAGGGAACAGTTACCGTACCAGACCATTTAAGGGGTAAATCATCTGACTGCTTAGCTATTGTCATGCAAGCAATACAATGGGATATGAACCCTTTTGTTGTTGCACAAAAAACATATACCGTTAATGGCGTCCTTGGTTATGAAGCTCAATTAATTAACTCCCTAGTTTCTACTTCAACCGCTATTCATGGTCGTTTTCATTATGAATATAGCGAAGGTGGCTGGGAAAAGCTCACCAAAAGCAAAGAGCTTACCAAAAATCGAAACGGTAAAGATTATTCGTTCCGTGTTCGTGATTGGACCGATGCCGACGAACACGGATTATGGATACGTGTAGGCGCTATTTTACGTGGTGATAGCGAAATTACATGGGGAGAACGCATTTATCTATCTAGTGTGGTTACTCGCAATTCACCTTTATGGTCAACAAATCCAAAGCAACAACTTGCTTATCTAGCAGTTAAATATTGGGCTCGCCTATATTGCCCGGAAGTGATTCTAGGTGTTTATACCCACGATGAGCTACCAGATGCACCAATCAAAGATGTTACACCACCAAAAGAGCGCGTAAGCCTCAATGAAATTACTCAGCAAAATGAGCCTGAGCAGCATCACGAAGCCACCAGCGAAGACAGCAATGTAATCACAGGTGAAATTGTTGATGATGGTTTTAACCCCGATGAAATACGCCTAGCAATCAACAATGCGATAACGCTTGATGAATGCAAAGCTGTTCGTGTACGAATTGAAGACTTGAAAGGCGTGATGGGTACAGCTTTATATACCGAGCTAAAAAATAAATGCGTTCAAGCACATCACAGAATCGATGCAAATAACAACCTTGAAGCACAAATTAACAGCCTGCCTGCTGGTGGCTCACCAGAAGCTAAAGCAGCTTTCGAAAAGGTTGTTCAATTTCTCAATGCAAACAAACGCAAGCTTGGCGATGAGCTATTCGATTCATTCAGCTTGACGCTGAACGACATGAAAGACGAATACCAATAATAAACTTGAATAAACTTGTGGTGGGGTTCGCCCCACCTTAGGGGAAATTATGAATTTAGAAGAATTAGGCGCATTGGGAAAAGTTATTTCATCTTCCCAAGTGCAAAAAATAACGGGTCTTGGTCGCACTGTATTGGATAAGTTAAACGCAGAAGGTGTATTAACAAAGATTTACTTTAGCGACCGCAAGTATGTTTATCGCCTTGATCAAGTTAATGCTTACGTCACCTCTTGCATGAATAACCCAACAAAGGCAAAAGGCGAATCCTCTGCTGATAAAGCCAGAAAAGCCCTTGAGGCTAAAAAGGCTAAGCAATGACTATCAAACATCCAGTGATACGCTACCACGGTAGTAAGTTTCGACTTGCCCCCTGGGTGATTAGTCACTTTCCAGATCACCGTTGCTATGTCGAACCATTCGGGGGCGCGGCTGGTGTTCTAATGCAAAAAGAGCCTAGCTACGCTGAGGTGTATAACGATTTAGATAGTGAGGTAGTTAATTTATTTCAGGTGTTACGTGATAAAACAATGAATGAACAGCTACAGCATGCTTGTTACTTAACGCCCTATTCACGTGACGAATTCGAACTGGCCAGAGTTAATATCAATGATCCTATTGAACGTGCTAGGCGAATGGTTGTTCGTGCTTGTATGGGTTTTGGTTCCGCAGCTTCATCAGGTGGAACATCAGGTTTTCGCTCTGATAGTAAGCGCAAGTATGCAACGGCTTCACACCTTTGGGCTAAATACCCTGAAAACCTAGCATCTGTATGCAGTCGGTTGCAAGGTGTGATCATAGAGAACAAACCAGCAACTGAATTAATCAAGCAGCATGACAGCGCTGATACCTTGTTTTATGTAGATCCTCCCTACGTTCTATCCACCAGAGTAATGCGTAATCGCTATTACAATTTTGAACTCACTGCTGAACAACATCATGAATTACTGCAGGTACTTAAATCAGTATCTGGCATGGTTGCTATCAGTGGCTATGAGTCAGAGTTGTACAACGAAGAATTATCAAGCTGGCGAAAGGTAACAAAAGAATCCCGTATTTCCGCAGGTAGAGGCACTGGAACCAGAACAGAATGCCTGTGGATGAATTACTAACCTTTCCCTATGTGATTTAACCAAAGGATATAACCATGAAAAAATTATTTGATACCACAGATTTTAATAACTGTGATGTATGTGGAGACGATATGTGCACCATCGCAACAGAAGGTGACGGAAAGAAGGTATTTAATGGCGATAGCGTTACTTGCTGTGGATGTTCAAACACAGGGCAGATAACGGTTGAAGCAGAAGATTGCGCTTATATCGAATGGGATAACCCAAACGACGACTAACCAACGGACTCAGTGCAAGGATGCAAACAGGAGATAGATATGAACATTAAGCAACTACAGCAACAAATTCATCAGCAAAATAAAGATGCAGGATGGTGGGATAATCCACGCGAAAAAGGGACATTACTTTGCCTTATTCACTCAGAAATCAGTGAGGCGATGGAGGGTGAGCGCAAAGACTTAATGGACGATCACTTGCCACATCGAAAAATGGCAGAGGTTGAACTTGCTGATGCTGTTATTCGTATTTTGGATTATGCCGGAGCCTTTGGTTATGACATTGAAGGCGCAATAACTGAAAAGCTCGAATACAACAAACATAGAGCAGATCATAAACGAGAGAACCGCGCAAAGGAAGGCGGTAAGCAGTTTTAATTTAACTCACAGGGATGCAATGAAGGCGAACAGTCATGACAGTGGATTAGTCACATGGATGTGAGTATTATTCCTGCTTTAATTTATGTTAAGGACAATAAAAATGAGTGAAATATCACACTTAGCTACCGATAAAGATATTGCATCCATGCTGTTAGATTTATCTAATATTGTTAGTGTTATTCTTGGCGGTGCCATTGGATTTACAGCTAAATATTTTTTTGAATTCAAGAAAATGAAAGATGATAAAAAGGCTCTTCGCCAACAAATGATAACAAATAATATCGCTCCGATGCGTCAAGAATGGATTAATGACTTAAGAACTAACTTATCGAATTTCCTGTATATTTCAAAACGAGTAAATAACCACATTTCCTTTTACGTAACTAGATACATGGAAATAAACCCATCATCTCCAGAAGAAGTTCCAGACTATCTGAAAGAATCAGAGAAGCAAATTGAAAAAGATGTATTAAAAATTAATGAAATATTTACTTATGTTAATTTACTGCTGCCATTTGCATCAAAAACAAAGATGGAATATGACGCAGAGTTATTGCGAAAGTGCATGATGATAATGTGTCAATCATACATGAATGTATTTATAGATAAACCAAACATTCCTACGCACATTAAAGTTATCATAAAAGTTGAGCCGTATTGCCAACGTTATGTGAAAAAAGTTTTAAAAAAGGAATGGGATGAAACTAAGTCTCTAAAAGAAATAGAATAACCACTACCCTGCACTAGCAGGGTTTTTTATATCTAAAACTCAGGAGGTACATTGAAAAAATATGGTCTTATTTATTGCGATCCCCCTTGGCAATACAGTAATAAAGTTTCCAACGGTGCCGCAAATAACCACTACCAAACCACCAGTCTTTTTGATTTAAAACACCTCCCCGTTCATACCATTGCCGCAGATAATGCAGTCCTTGCCATGTGGTATACAGGTAATTTTGTGCAAGAAGCATTTGAGCTAGCCAAGGCATGGGGCTTTACCGTACGCACACCAAAAGCGTTCACATGGGTTAAATTCAATTCACTAGCTCATGAACGTTTTGATAAAGCCCTACAAAATGGCACTTTGTTTGATTGGCATGACATGCTGGATCTACTCAATGCAGAAACCAAAATGAATGGTGGTAACTACACTAGGGCCAATAGCGAGGATGTATTAATAGCGACTCGCGGCAATGGCTTAGAGCGCATGAGCGCCAGCGTTAAACAGGTTGTGTTTAGTTGTTTAGGTGAGCACAGCCAAAAGCCTTGGGAGGTTAAAAATAGGCTTGAACAATTATACGGTGACGTTAACCGCATAGAGTTATTTGCGCGTGACATGTCACAAGGTTGGGATGCTTGGGGCAATGAGTGCCCGAATAACAGCATTGAACTTACTGGGCCACAATTTATAACTAAGGAGGCCACCATTGATTGAATTCATTCTGATAGTGTACGCATGGATTGCAGGTTATGTTTTCTCTGTAATTGGTGCCGAAAACGATAGCCGCCCAGTAATTATTGAGCGGCTTTTTTATTCAGTATTCTGGCTGGTGGTTGGCGCATCGATGCTATCAACATTACTGGCCACAAAAGTTTTAGGCTCAGAAAAATAAACTTTTTAAATTTTACCCTTCTCTTTTTCTATCCAACCATCCACCATATTAGCCCACTGCTGTAACATATCGCGGCGCTGCTCTGCATACTCTGCTTTGTTATAAACAGCACGTACGCCTTTTTGTTCGTGGGCTAAACACTTCTCTATCCAGTCAGAATTGAAGCCAGCTTCATGTAGCAGTGTGCTGGCGGTTCTTCTCAAATCATGCACCGTCAACGGCTCAAAATTAATCCCCTTCGCATTTATACGCTTAACAACACCGTCAATTACATTATTTAACGCAGCATTAGAAAGCGGCTTACTTATATCATATCGACCAGGAACTAAATAATTGCTACCCATTGCACAGGCCTTAAATCCGACTAGCATGTCATAGGCTTGTTCGGATAAATAGATTACGTGCGCCCTTCTTCTTTTCATTCTTGCCTTAGGTATGATCCAGCATCTCTCATCAAAATCAATTTCATCCCAAGTCGCTTTTATAAACTCACTTTTTCTAACTAAAGTTAATAGCACGAACTTAACGGCTAATTTCAGCGTTGGATAACAGCTATAATTTTCTAACTCATTAAAAAATATCCCGACCTCTTTAGCTGTCATTGCCCTATCTCGTGCCTCAAAAGTAGCGATTGAAGAAGCTTTGATACTGCTAACAGGGTTTTCTATCTCATAACCACGATCAATAACATAGTCGAACACAGAGCCAACAATTTCACGTATCTGTAAAGCTGTAGAATTACCGCCACGCTCTTTTATCTTTTCACATAAGGCCCTAACCTTTTGTGTCGTGATTTCTTCTAGCTGTAGTTTACCCAGAGTTGGGTATAGATCTCTTTCGACAATGGCAGTCTTCATATCTAGCGTGCTGTCTGCGAAACGGGTTTCTGATAGGTATTTGACGGTATAGTCTTTTAAGGTTAACCCTACTTTTCGCTTTGTAATACCGTCTCGCTTCTGTGAAGCTGGTGATACGCCTGCGTTCAGCGTCTTTTTGGCATCGATTAGCATTTCTCTTGCTTCTGCTAGTGTAATACCGTCATCACTGTAACGTCCAAAAGTTATTGTTTCTCTACGCCCGTTAAAGCGGTAATCATATCTAAATGATATAGCGCCAGTTTTTGTGACGGCAACATATAAACCGTCACGGTCAGCCACCTTATATAGCTTATCTTCTGGCTTTAAGCTCTTTAATTTTTTATCTGTTAACAC